GTAGTGCTTCCGGCTGCGCGATATTTAATTTCAACCGTTACACTGTGACTATCTTTTGTCCCGTCGTCCTTATATTTAAATAATCCGCGCGGCAGGTAAATCTCTACGACCGCTTTCGTAGTATTATCTGGCGTTGTGCGCCATGTCTCTTTCCCGTATTTTGCCTGTACGCTGATACTGTCTTCAAGAATTGTATTTGACCAGTTAGCTGGAAGTGTGCCGTCTTGCCGGATTTCCAATGTTACATCGGAGTATATCCCATCAATTGCAATCGTCCCATTTCTCACATCGGCGGAATTACTTGCTAAAAGATTTTCACCAATCTTTATATCAGAGACAGAAAGCGTCTTATATCCAATCGCAAAGAGCTCATAAAGATATTGAGTGTCGCCATCAGTTCCCGATATTGTTGTATAAGGCTTGCTGGCGAAATACGGGACTATCTTATGCGTTCCTAATATGACTGGAATTTTCCCCCACGGGTTTATACTATTTCGTGAGCCTGCAATCTGCGGCAAGCTCTTCGTCATTGTAACATCGGCGGTTTTTGCCATCTTGTCCCACATGTTGGCGATGCCCATAATTCCAACACCGACAAAACCAACAGTAAGCCCAACACCCATAATTGCAAGGCCTACAGGAGGCAGGAAAAATGATGTTATAAAGCCGACGACTAACAGTGCCCCACCCCATCCGGCTGTTTTTCCTCCTGCGCTTCTTGCCTCGTCGGGGCTACCTTCTGGCAAAACCTTTATCGTGATCAAATCACCATCTTTTGGCTTATATTTAAGGTCGTCACTTATGACGCCGTTTATTGCAAATATGTATTTCTGCTTTATATCAAAATCTTTTATAAGTTTTTCAATTGTTTTCTTCTCTGTCTTTTCAAACGTTTCGTATGAGGTCTGTAAAAATGGATGCTTGCGCAAAAGGATTTTATATGACACGGTACACCCCCTCTATTCGTTTTTCCCATTTTGGCCCGTTGTATCTGTCAAGTGCGCTATCGTGGTTTATTAGAGTGTGGAGCATATTTCGTTCATCTGGTTTTCCAACCACAACACCGACGTGGTAAAACTTGCCCATAATTTTGAACAGAACCAGATCGCCAGGTATCGGTTCACTGTCTATCTTCTCAAAATATTTTTTTTCTCGTTTTATTATTTCATAGCCATCTTCAACGTCTGAATAAATATATCTGTCTAAATTAGCTCCGTATCGTTCTTTGAGTATAAGACAAGCAAGCCCCCAGCAATCGCAACCGCTCCGGTCTCGTCCGCCAATTTTGTACGGTATCCCGATATAGTCGTTTACCCATGGAACCATTAAAACACCCCCGGAAAATCTATTGGCCTAAACCCTCCTACAGGATATTCATATTCAAGTCTGGTTTCGTAAATAAGATCCGCTGATATAACCTCAGAATTACCCGACACGTTAGCAATCTCAAAGTCCCATGCTGCTACAGGCTCGAAAGTTACCGCCCCGTTATCGTAATAAAACATAGCAACTGCTCGCACTGTCGGCGGTGTGCTCGTGCTCCTTACGATTTTCGCAATCTGTTGGTCCACTGCGCAAATTTGTATTTTCCCATTTTGTATTGACCCGTTATCAAGTATTGCAGGAAAAGAAAAGATGAACGGATACGGATAATAGTCGTTACCGTTGTAATTGAGTGTCTCGCTATTGTTTGCAAGCCGAAGAGGATCCATGTATCCGGATACTCCGTGAGTTATCTCTATTAAGATCGGAAGCGAATAACCGGATGACTGTTTATAAAATTGCTCACGGGCGGTCGCTGATATAGTCCTCATAAAACCTCCAGCGTTACACCTGCAAGGATGTGATTATCCTTTGCACTTAATATCGGCGGCTCTGTAAATCGTGCTGTTACCGGTGTCCCAGTCCTCGGATGCGTCCACGTAAAAGCAGCAGCACCGACAAGATTATAGAAGCTCATTAGCGTTGTGGTTTGTGTGCTCGTAAGCGTCATTTGAAATTTAACAGTTGTATAAACCGCTGTATATCTGCGCCGCTGTTTTGGTGCTCCTGCATCCATTGCTGTACGCAGAATGTTGTTCGCCTGCACCTCGTTATATCCTTCCTGTTCAGGAAGCGGTAAAGTCGACGGCCAAACTTCCATTACTTACCCCCTTATGCCAACGGGCTGAAGTCCACCACGATAGAGGACCCCGTCAAGTTTACCAGAGTTTACCATACCTTTAACCACGCTTTCAATCGTCATAATAATTTGTCTTGTCCCGTCGGCTAGTGTCTCGACGTTCGTTTTGACTTCAGCGCTTGTATAATTGTTGACTACCACATTGACCGCCCCGGAAGTTTCAGCCCTTACGCCGAGTTCGCCGCTTGACGTGCGCTTAAGCGGGAGGATTGCTTCAGGTCCAGCTTCCCCGAATATTCCGATCCCTTTTGCAAAAGCAAAGACTTGAGGCTTGTCATATACGCCACCGGAATATGCACTAAGTGACGGCGAGTTATACACACCGCCAGTAGCGTTCTTCGTCGCTTGCGAGTAAGTATAATTCAAAGCCCCAGCGCCTACTGCGCTTATGCCCGCCATCCCAATGAGCGCAAGCCCCATCGGCATATTCCCAGCAATTATCAGTTGTAAGCCGGCCGATAGAAACATCAGAGGGAGCTGATTTACGATTTGCATTATCAACCGCATCATTGCCTGTTCAAAATTATCCGCACCATCAGCCCCTGACGCTAGATATTCACCAAACGCCTTGAATGTATCTACAAAAGCTTGCTGTCCGATACTTGCAAAGGCATTTTTAAGTTGTTCGATTGTCTGCTTGTATTGTAAGGTTTGCGTATCGAGCTCATCGAGTTGTCCTTGCATATCTTCAAGGGCCCTAATATAAGTTCCAGCGTCAATATCGCCCCTTGCAAAAGCTGCATTTAGCTTGTCGATTTGCTCTCTAAGTAATTTGCTTTTGTCCGCGTATTGTTCGGTTATTTTTTCTGCGTACAATAGCTGGCTGAACCGTTCGAGATCTATATCTTGCATCGGTAAAGGTTCACCGGTAAAAAGATAATCG